TAAGGTGGTTTTATCTATGCCGGCACCTAGACGACTAAGAGCTGTGGTTTGCCCTGTATACCCTTTGGCTAAAGCTGCAGAAACTTCTTCGACCGATTTGCCGGTTGCTGCACTAATATCTAAAGCAACTCCTAAAGCCCTTTGGCTTTGAATCAATGATCCACTAGAGGTGATCAAAGTCTGAAATGCGGGTCTTAGTTGATCATCCAATACACCATACATTTTTTGAAGTTTGGCAATATAGTCTTCAACGCTTTTATCAGCATATCCGTAGCCTAAATTTTTTAATTGGATTTCTAAAGCTTTGGCTGCTTTCTCATCATTTATAAATGCAGCAGCGGATGACTTACCAAATGCGTATATTTTTTGAGCAGCAAATACCGAACCAAGGGTTTTACCTAATTGCTTAAGTGATTTTTCATAATCGGTTAATTGCTTTTGACCTTTGGCTAAAGCCTTGCCATTATAAGTAGTTGTTGCACTAACAAATATATTTGTCATTTGGGCTGAGCCGCCTTATTAAATTTAGTTATTGCTTTATTTATTGCATCAATCACAGCTGGTACTACTTTGCCATTATCTTGAGCCCACGCTTTATAAACCAAGCGGCCTTTTTGTTTATCTGCTCCAACAAGTGATCCTTGCATATTCCGAATGAATGTTTGGCCGGCAAGTGGATTTGATGAATGAGAATATCTGTTGCCACCTTTGCCTTTGCGACCTACCCATGGTTGACCATTTGGATTCGCTCTACCAGCAGTCTCATAAATGGCTCCGGCGGCTGTATTATTGGCCACATAAAATGCGCTTTTGAAACCATTGTCGTTTTTATTTGTAGTTCCAGCAGAATATTTAATTCCTTTTTCAATAGAACCTTTATTAAATCCACGATTTTCCCATGTGCCTTTTTGATTCATCCAGCCGGACATGGTTTGAAAAGGTACATAATTTCGGGCTTTATCCCGTACAGGTAACATAACAGCTTTAATTTCCGCTTGCATTTCTTTGTAAATCTCCGGATTAAATTGCTTCATAGCTCTCTTAGTCTCAGCGAGACCTTTTACGACTACTGGCATTTTTAATCTCCTGTGCTCTGTCTTTGAGAACTTGGATCATGGCATCAAATACCGGTTGATCAAGTTCAATCAAATCTTGGGGCGCAATTCCCGTTTCAACCGCCAAACTGGCAATCAAATAGGTCATTGATCCCCGACCTAAAAATTTGTTTCGTCATCCAATACTTCGACCTTATTCAAAGTTTCAACAAACTCAAGGCCAAACATTGGGCCTGTGACACCGGACTTCCGTAAGCATTCCCATGCTAACCAGTAAATATCTGATTGGCGTTCCTGCTCACGGAAAGTCTTGTGAATCCCTGCTTTGAAATGAAGTTCAAAGGCCATTTCGATCGCTGGAGTAATCTGATGTTCAGTTACTTCTCCAGTAGCCCTTGTGATACGAAGTTTAGCCATTAACCTTTATCTCCTTAGAATGTTCCTGTTGTTGTCTGAACAATAGTGCTATTGCATGTGAATGTAATACTTGAATTTGAGATGTCGCCAACTGCGCCATTCAAAGGTTGCAAGTTATTTATCAAAACAGTAGCTGTGTAAAGTGGGTTTGTTGCTGAAACAGCAGTTCCCTTCACTGGAATCAATACAGCTGTAACGGATGTGCCGTATGCTGATTGAAGAGTTGCTGCAACAGAAGAAGCTGCGAAATCGTTCAAGAAATTCAGAGTAATTGTTGATGACTCTAGACCCTTGCTGAATTTGTGTGCTGTATCACCTTGAGCAGTTACTTCAACTTCATCAAAGGTTTGTTGCAATGTAACAGAAGTAATGTGGTCAGATAGATCGATTGAGTTGATCTTTACGCCAACATTATTTTGTAGAAATATGGCCATTTTTATTCCTTGTCTTTAGGTGTGTCTTGTACTGCTGGCTTTGACTCTTTAATCTGACCTATCTTGATTAAAAACGCCAAATTCTCTTTTTCCCATGCTGCTAATTTGTCAGCATCTGTGTCTGCCATGATTAACTCCAACTCGTTAGTATGTCGAAATTTAGATCTACATTGAGCAGATCTCCTGAAGGTAATGATAATACCTGTGGGGCTGAAAATGCTGGAGCGTTATAAACTAAACCGGATCCAGCCAATTTTTGATATACGGTAATCATAAACTCTTCGATGGTTTGTAGATTACCTTGATTATCAAACATAGGTACAAATAAAGAAATTTTGAAATGAGCCGTTGGGCTGATAGTTAAATTTGAATTATCGTTACTTGTTAAATATGGATCAGCTGTGCCAACTACGATTGAATTGGCTAAAGGTGTTGCTGGTGGATAAGAAAAAACTGACCACACGCCATCATTGGCAAGAGCCGTGGCGATTGTAGATCTGAGTGTAGTGATTGCCGCTGTCATTAGCCGACCATTGATCGAGGGCTTGTGTAAGGGGCAATTAGACCCTGTACACGGCTCATTAAACTACGACCCATCTTGTATGGACTAGGTTGGAAATCAACGGCAGTTCCACCGGTTGCTGGAGTCTGCCGAGCTTGCCAGATGTCCACCGCTAACATCATGGCCGCCTCACGAACTGCTGGAGTGCTTGCATATGAAGTCTGTTTTGTATCTACACCAGATGCTTTGCCGTACGGAACAATAAGGTGGTAAGGGTCATCAGCAGCCGTAACAGAATACTGAATAAGACTGTAACCCCTAGGAAAATTGTAATTATTCCAAGGAAAAAAAGTGAAATAAGGAAAAGTAGTAGACCCGACAGACCAAGGATAGGTAGAAGTAATAGTTTTAGTACCATTGTAAGTAGCCCCTGAATTAGTAATAGTAACTGATTGACCTGCTGCATATGATCCGGCCGATGCAAGAATAAGAGTAGCCACATTTTGGCTCAAGGCAGCCGCAACGACTGGAACTGAATCAAACCAAAGATAAGAATTTAATAAATCCTCAGCTGTTTGACAACATTCCTCAACAACAGAATCTGCATATAAAGTTCCAATTCCGAGATTATTTCGAAGTTGTTGTTGTGTAACATAAGTGGCTGCCATGATTGCCTTCTTTCAGGCTATCCCGGATGAAGGGCTACTCACCCGGGATAGATCTAATTAAATTACGCTGATTTTACGAACTTGCGGATACCGCCAGCTTGCTTGGTTACATATGAACCATAGCCGTAAATTGCTAGTTGTACTTGCATGTTTGAAACGATATTGACTGAGAAGTATGAAGTTGGTGATGAATACCAAGTTGCTGCTTCTGGAGCAACGATGAATGCACAGTTTGAAGCAACTGAGGATACTGCGTTGTTATCAACATATAGATCAAGGCCAAGTACATTGCCGCGGATTGAAGTTGGGCTAGTTACACCAGCTGAGTTCATCGCAGTTGAAGTTGGTTGTGCGTTGTAGATTGGGCGACCTGATGAATCAGTTGCACCAATAAGAGTTCCCCATAGACCAGTTCCCACAACTAGGTTGCGAGCAAAGTATGAAGTAGCAGCATAAACTGCTGGTGACTCTGTGCCTACATAAGAAATAATTCCAGAAGAAGATCCTGCTTGTGCAGTTGCTGCAGTTCCATCAGAAATGAATCCAGCGATTACAGCTGCATCAATAGCCTTTAGGTATGCGCGTTGCATTTGAATTGTTAGTTCATCATAAAAGATTGGGTCAGAACGCTCTAGAAGTTCTAGAGTTACTGTGTTTTGTCCAGCGTACTTTGAAACAGTACCTGTGATGTAATCAGTTACCATACCTGTGTTTGATGGTGTGCCTGATTCAGCAGTTGAAGCTACTGTAGGTGCAGTTCCGCCACCATTTGTATCAAGTGATGGAATTGAGAATGACATACCAGATGTTGGTAATGTTCCCTTTGAAATTGCATCGATTGCTGGAGTGCCGAAGTTTGTGTTAGACACGAACTCGCGTAGGTACTGTACTGGGTTGAATGCAGGGTTAGTAGTACCGATTGAGTCTACTGCTGCTTGTACAACCATTGGATCCTCAGATGCTGCGATCCATAGTTTTGATTCTTCGCTGCCTAGGGCTGCTTTGATCTTGTGCTCTGTGTAGCGACCCATAGATGTAATTCCATGGCGTACAGTTTGTGAGCTGTATGGTGCTGATGCTGCTTTGATAGTTGGGCGTGCTGCTTCTGGAGCTGCAGCAGC